ATTTTTTAAATTTATTGGTGGAAGTTTCTTTCTACCTTTTCTATTCAATTTACCCAATGCTTTAATAATAGGTCCTACCGTTTTTGCGACCCTAATAATATTTTCTTCAATATATTCATCGTTTAAATTATAATCAATACTCTCTTTCTTAGTTTTGTTACCCCAGTTCTTAGCACCAACTTTACGGCACTTGACTAATGCACCAGATGCATATGCACTTGGCCAAACAGAATAACGTGACTTGACCTTATGATAGCAAGCATCTTTCTTGCCACTACCCTTTCCCTTTATATCTTTACCCTCTTCTACCATCTCACCTTGTGGTTCATAAGAATTTGCCTGAAGACCACTGGTATCCTTAGGTAATTTTGAGTCTACGTCTTTAATGCTTCTAATTGGACCTTTTGTTCCACGAGGACTACCTTTAGGAGCACCATATCTCTGCAGATCGCCTGGTCTGATCATATCACCATCATCACGATTTCCTTCATCAAGTTGTTCTAAGTCTGCTCTCCAGTTTGAAAATGATGCTTTCATGGTTTTTCTCTTTGGTTTGTCGGTTGCTACGTAAGTTGGTTTTGCTGCATTTCGTTTTGATTGCTGACCCCTATCTTTCTTTTTCTTTCTTCTAGATGCAGATCTTCTTTCTGCAGGTGTCATACTTTCATACTTAGAACGTGACACGCACTTTGGTACACCTTCACCTGGTTCATCACTAGCACAAGTTCCACCTGTTGTGACATTTACCCAACCACCTTTACCATCTTTAGACTTGGATCCTTTGAACCACTTGTGAAGAGTTCCTTCATTCATCTTTCTGAGTTTTTTGATATTTTCCTCAGATTTTTTTAACTGAGATTGTGCCATCGAAATTTCGTGGTCACCTTTCTTTTCTTCTTCCATTGCCTGCTTACGAATAGTAGCAAAGTAAATCTTGGTACCTTCTTCTTTACCATACTGATCAATCATATTCTGCTTCATATCAGATTTATCATACTTTTTCTTCAGCATGGTGTCCTTCCTCTTTTGAGCAGGACTCATTGTTGCCTCATTTACCTTTTTTCTACCCCGACAGTGTGCTCGCTGAGAGAATCCTTTTGGATTATCGCAATCGATTGACTTTTTGTACTTTGCACTCCACGCCTCCGATACTCCTCCGCCATTAGAGCCCCCATTAGACCCCCCATTCCCATTTCCATTGCCATTTGCACCATTTCCGTTGCCATTCTTTTTCGTTTCAGTATCTTCGGACTTTTCTTCTTCTTTACGAAGCCATCCGCCTCCGCCAACATAATATCCCATAGGGATTCTCTTACACTTCTTAGAAGAGTAACAGTAGTAATATCCTTTTTTACAGGATTTTTTCGCCATCATTTGGAGTCAGACTCATTATTATTTAGAAAACCTTGCTTCAACAGTTTTGATAATTCTGATGTAGATCCAACAAACAGAGCGTTATTTGTAACGTTATTTGGACCTTTTTTGGTATTATCTTCTTCAAGATCTTTTAATTTCTTCTGCAAATCTGCTAACTTATCAGTGGTATCTGCAACACTTTTAATTAATTGACCAGCAACTTCATATGCTCTAGGACTTGCACTTTCTCCTGCAAGTTCCATAATGCCATTGATTGCTTCTTGTCCTTTTTCAATTAAAGAATATAAATTTGCTCTTGTATATTCATAATCTTTTTTAATATCATTCTTCTCCTCTTTTGGAGGAGCAGGTTCCATCGGTTTGGATTCAACAATGCTACTTTCAATGTCAAGTGCGTTGTCAATGGACTCATAATTATTACTCATAATTATTAGATGTCAGTTTTTCTTGTTGGTGAGAACGTCTTACTATCGCTGAAGAACTCTGTAGTTTCGGAGAAACCAAAATCATCTCCAGGTTCAAGTAATTTGTGATCTGCTTCGTTAATTACACCATCATTATTTCTATCTATCTTGGATGTTGGTGTAACTGTATAGCGCATCTCACGCTTGGCAGATTTAACATCAGTATTGGTGTACATATCAACTTGTACCTTACGGATAAGACCGTCACTGGTATCTGCGATTGGACCAAACAGATAAGTTTTTGCAGTGAATGTTAAAGTGTGAATTAATGCTCTTCTAGTATCAAAACTTCCTTCATAATCATCCTGGAAACTAACTGATTCCAAGACGATTGGAATATCTCTCTTTTCTCCAATCGACTCTACTAAATCGATTGTCAAATTAAAATGTGGTTGAAAATATGGGAGGATTTGTTCCAAGATTTGCAATGAATCGTCATTCAACTTGGATAATACATTGAGTTCAAAACCGATGTTATATGGAACAGGCATAAACACCTTCTTTGCCTTTGTTCCATCTTCGCAAGTTTTGAATGTTTGAACTAAACTTGATTTTCTAGTGGAATCATATTGAATAGAAGTCATCTCAAATGACATTCTAGGCATAGTAATTTGAACTGCTTTATTCAGATCTGCTTGTTGGGTAATTCTTGCTAAAAACTTTTGACTAGGTCCATATGCAAGAGGAACTTTCATATCAGTAATATCATTTCCAGCACCATCCTGATGCCGAATGTGGATATCATTGAATAGAGTACCAAAGGCAATAATTGTCTTTCTGACAATTTCGTGGTAATAATAAGTTCCTAACATTATACTTGTCCAAATGGATTAGATTCAGTGAAATCTAAAATGTCGTCTGCTTGAGATTCAAATTCATCATTCTCTGTATATTTATTGTATGTATCATCATGGTTGTAAATTTGGACTGGATATGCTGCTCCAGAAGTTTTACCTTTGATAGTTTCTCCCGAGAAGAATCCTTTTTGAGTTGATCCAATACTTACATTGGAAACTTTAAGAATGAATGTATCTTGATCCCACTCTTTGACTCTTGCTTCAGTTTTAGATCTTTCTCCAATAACAATTTCATTAAACAGATATGTTCCAAGACCAGATAATGTCTCTGGATCGGAGATTGTAACAGTTGGTTGTGATGTATATCCCCTACCAGCGTCTTGAATATAGATTGCTTGTACAGAGTTCTTACCACTATCATCGAGACCCATTGATGCAATACCAACAGCAACTGTTGCTATTCCACTTGCTGCTGGTGCAGAAACAGTTACTCTTGCATCGGTGCCATATCCAACACCAATATCAGTCATAGAGAATCTAATTACACCCTGACCTGTAGTTACCAGAGATGCAGTTGCTGCTGCTCCAGCACCACCGCCTCCAGTAATTGTGATTGTTGGTGCAACAGTATATCCAGCACCTGCATTTGTAAGAAGAATTTTTTCAAGACCAGTAACACCACCTTTTGTGGTTAGGAAACCTACGGCAGTTGCATTATCACCAATTTGTCCTGTAGGTGATGATGATATTCCAATTTTAGGTACTGAAGTATAACCAGATCCATCATTATTGAGGAAAATTTCTTTAATATATCCACTTGGTACAGATCCTGCAATCTGTGCAACTGCTGTTGCTGTTCTTCCAACACCAATCAAATTGAGTGTAGTAATAAATCCTTCATCTTGAACTTGAGTATCAACTTCAGCGATTGATGTATCGATAAGTTCATCCTCATATTCAAAGAGTTCACACTTGAGCATATAAACGTAATTTTTACCTAACTGGTAAAATGGATCTTCGTGCTCAACAAATTTAATTTCAAATAAACGCTGACCAAGAGGAAAATATACTAAATCTCCTTCTCTTGGTCTGGTAGATGTTGGAAGTTCACTGGTATCTGTTCCATCATCTTGACCTGCCATAAATGGTGCGATGAAATCTTCAAATCTCTCTTTAGAGACCGTAAGCATCAATTCATCTCTTACACTTACACCAAACTTTGTAAGGATATCTCCCGCTCCAGAATATCCATCAAAGTTGTTTACATATGCTTCGAGAGCAAAGTTATCATCAAACTTTGAAGTTTGAACTTCTTCAAGGATTGTTTTTCTATTGACGTATTTTCTAGGAATGTATATTACTTCAACACCGTGAAATCTCAGGTGCTCATTAACCAGATCCTGAACAAGACGCTGCTCAGATGCTGTGCCGCCAAGAAAGAAAGGATTAAGAGCCATTATCCAATAAAGTCGAGAGGTGGTAATTCATATTCAGTCATCATTCTTCCTTTGATGTCCGCAATTTCTGATTCTGCTTGCTGAAGAATTTCTCCTCCGTTTAATTCAATTCCACCAGGAAGTTTAACTCCTCTGAACTTACTCAAGTTTCTACCCCACTGTCTCTTAATAAGTGCAGTAAGATATTGTTTCATCCAACTATCATTATAAATTTGGGTAAACGATGCAGGATCTAACGCTCTATAGCATTCTATTACAATAAATTCTCCTGCTGGTTGAGAACCCCAATCAATATCAAGATATAATCTATCTTGCCTCTTGTTAAATCTTATTTGCTTATCTGGGGTTAATAAGAAATCAATATCCTCAAGATAAGTCTTAGTCATCGCATATTGAAGAAGTTCAACTGAATTGAAATAATAAAGATCGTTCAAAAACAGTTGATATTTGATACTGAACATTCCACCAGAAATGGAACTAGAATCAAATTTGAAAATCTTTTCAATGCCGATTACTGAATCGGGAACTTGAATATAATTGGAAGTTTCGTAAAAACTGAAGGTAGTTGCTGTTCCAACTATTGAAGTATTTGCTGTTGTAGTTACAATTCCTACACCAGCAGTTCCTTTTGCTTTACCTCTATTTACATCATCCTCTGTGATTTTGTACTTGAGGTACATTTTTTCAACGCCGTCAAAATGACGTTCATTAAAATATTGAATGGCATCATCAACCAGATCATCAATTTGATCATCATCCACGTTGATTTCCAACACTGGAGCACCAAGTTGACGCAAACAGTAATCTATCAGTCCTTGCCTAGTTGATGGTTTTGCCATATTAACCTTCTAATTTTGCTTTGAGGTCTGCGTTTTCTTCAAGCAGAGCATCTATTTGTTCCTTAAAATCTTGAGACAGAGTTGCCAACTTTGCCTCAAGAAGAACGTTTTGATTTGATACTGCTGCTAATTTAGAATTGTATATCTTAATGAGAACATTAACATCCACTTCACTTTGATTTTCCATTAGTTACCTCAGAAAGTACCCCCGTCAAGTGTTGAAGTCCAGTGGGGCTTATTAGTATATATTACGTTAACAGCACTAGGAACTGAAGCAAGGTTTGCAATAGATCCTGAAGAACCTTCTTTTCTCAAGTTGTTAGAGGTGTTAAATGTACCTTCAACACCAATCAAACTGACTGTGCTACTATTAGTAACACCACTTTCAACAACACCATACGCACCGGTGCTATCTTGTCTAATAATATCACCAGTTGTTGCGGTAATATTTGCACCAAGTGTTAAAGTATTTTTCGTAACGGCAGTAAGAACTTGTTTAGAAGTAATTACTGGAGATGCAACAGCATTGGTAGATCTTTGAAGACCAGTGCCATCAAAATAAACAACACCACCAGTAGAATAATCACCAGATTGATAGTAGATACCTTTGATATCAAGGAATCCCTTCGTTCCTGTGACAACACTATTAACAATAGAAGCATCAGGAACATAGGTCCATCTTCTGCTGTCGTCAGCGTGAGTTCCGTGGTTATCAGCATCCGCCGCACTATTTGCGATGGAACTGTCTTCCATACCAAAGAAACCAGTCTTATTGTTTGAAACGCCAGAACTGGTATTGAATGCGAAAGAAATACCTCTATCAGTATTACTATCGTATGCGTGAGTAATTGTTACTTGTTCAGTTGTTGAAATACCAGCAGTTGAGTTTGCTGACATCGTAACAACTTTAGTTCCCGAATTATATGCGGTAACTGAAGTATTTGTTGGAATGCTTCCGTGAGCAATGATATCGCCAGTGTTGATACCAACAACAGAATCCAAAGTAATAACATTGGTTCCACTGGTATGCTCTGCCATCACCGTTCTGGTGCTGGTTACATCACCAAGATGTAAGATAGCATCATTTAATGTAGAAGTTGTGGAGTTGACTGTAGTAGTCGTACCATCAACTTGAAGGTTACCTTTTACGATTACAGTACCTTCATTGCTCAATCCATCGGGATATGGATCAAGGTAAAGAGTATCTCCACTACCTGGTACAGTAGAAATGATGTTATCATCAATTCTTACATTATCAAAGTTTGCTGCACCATTTACTGTTAAGTCAGTCTGCCAAACCCAACGAGCACCAGTTACTTGTACTGAATCGGTGCCATTTTCATCATACTCAATCTTGGCATTTTTATCATCACCAAAAGTCAGAAAAGTATCATCCGGAATAACAACTTCTCCAGATCCGTGTGGATCGAGAACGATGTCTCCATCAGTATCTGTAGATGAAATAGTATTAGCATCTATTCTTAAGTTGTCAACGTTCCATTGATCAACCTTAAGTGATTCTGCACCACCCAGTCCAGAGTTGGTTGCAGGTGCCATAATGGCAACAACACCTCTATCTTGGTTTCTGGTGTTGTGGGATGCCGCTGGAATATTACCAGGGGTATGCTCCATCATGGAGGTATAGTAATAACCACCAACTGGATTCGCATTAGTTCCATCGTCACCGAGGAACACTCTGTCCTTGTATTGGTTTACTCCTCCGTAACTACCAATACCGGTTACGTATCCAAGTTCACCCCATGCAAGAGTTGCGGGTTTGTTAGTACCTGAGGATCTTTTGATCCTAATAATACTTGCCATGTCAGAAATTTCCTCCGTTGATGTCTAAATTCTGCGTTGCGCCTGGCGTCAGGGTAAGTGTTGCTTCCCATTTTCTAATGCTGCTGTTGTAAACAAGCACCATACCATTTTGCAAGTTAGAAGCACTAACATCACTGAGTTCCGCCAAAGAGAGACCCTGGGCACCCGCAAGTGAAGATATAACTTTTACTGCTGGTTGTTGACCTACTCTGACTTTAATTTCAGCCATTTATAATGTACAGATCAGGATGTAAATATATTTATATTCCTTCAAGTCCCAATCCAGAAACAACTTCTTGTTGCTTCAAATAGAGTTTTGCATAAGATTTTGCAATATCTCTCATTACAGAAATGCTATCACAACTATCAAGTTCATTTGCAATTTTCTGATATGCAAATTCTTTTGAAAGACCATTCAGTTTGATGTCATCTGGGTCCATTAGTAAGCTCCTTGAGTAAAGATTTGATTTCTTCAATATCTTTCTTTAGTATATCAAGTTCTTCCCGTTCTGTCTGCCTCCTTTGCTTCATTCTCATGTAATGAGAATACCCAGATGTATCGGTATTAACAATAGCACCTGTTTCTCTATCCCTATAGAGGTTGGTATGACCCTCTACAGGGATTAGATCTTCCTTTGGAATTTCCATAATTATGCAAGAGCAATTGCTCTGAAATCTTTGAGTTTAACTGGAGTTGCCTCATTCGTGGATGAGATAACGACCTTGATAGCAAATGCTTCAAATTGGTCGAGATCGTTTACACTGAACTGATATTCGGAGAAACCAGCACCATCATTTGGTGGTACAAATGCATCCGCTCTTCCACTACTCTTGTTTACATCAATGATCCTATCACCGAAACCATCACCATCAGTATCTTTCAAGTTATCATAACCAGGGAATGGAACAAACTTTTGATCGGTATTACTAGAATCAACTTTATAGATTTGATAGAATACTCTAAAGTCTGCACCCTCTTGTCTGTTAGCACTAATGAGAACTTTCAAACTTGTTGCTGGTTGTGAAAGTGATACTGATTTGGTTACGAATACTCCACCGTGAGGATCTCCTTCCAAGTTATTGGATCTTGCATCCTCAACATAATCATCAATTGGTTGATTGGTTTTATTTCTACCAAGAATAAATGTTGCATTCTGCATATCCAATACTGGAGATACATTTGAATGTGTAGATGTAAAGTTCACTCTCATAGTAAGAGACTTACTATTTGGTAGTGTGCTCAGTCTAGCAAGTTCATTTGCTCTGGAAGCAACCATTCTTGGAGTTGGATAATGAATTACCTTATTCAGAGGTACTGGATCATATCCTTGATCTTGGAATGAAACTTCAGTTCCACCAGCACTAGTACCAGAAACAGTTCTGACAAGTGCTTCAACTTTAGTTCCTTCTCCAGGTGTAATAACATTGAAGAGAGGTTCAATTGTGCTGAACTGATAGTTTTGTGAAATTCCAACACTATTACCACCGAATGCTTTATCACCTTCAAAGTTGAGCATTGTTTGACCAGATGCTCTGTTTGTTGGAGAAGTTCTATCAAACTCAAGATAGTAATTATCAAGATCAGAACTATCCGATTTATAGTAAGTAGATGGAATATCGTGTGTTTTATTGATTCTCATCAATCCAACACCATCAACTTCATATGGTTGAATAGAATCGCCCTTCAAGTGTGCAACTTTAACGGTATTATTGAGGCTTCTACCATCAATGGTCAATGTTCCTGCAGGAACTGTTCCCGCAGTAATTCCACTGTAAGAAATAACTTCATTATTCAGAAGCGCGTAACCGCGGCTAGTTGAAATGCCTTCAAATGTTCCGAACGCAGTTGTATCTGCAACTGATACAACAGTATCATTTACATCAAATCCACCTGTAAGTGTGGTCTTTGGTGTATCTGGTTCAATATCAACAATTTGAATTTTGTTGTTTGCACCGTGGTGTGCGTGATTATGTTGCTTAATACGGAATACATTTCCAGAATAACGATCATCAATCAATTCTGATGCGTTAGTTCCAACAGTTGCATTTGTGTTGGTCTTGGTTGCTCCATTGAAGAATGCAAGGGTACGAGTTGCGGTGAAGTTTTCACCTTGTACTCCTGTGAGATAGATTGTATCAAATGCAGCAGCACGATTCTTAATTGCAATTCTTGCACCAGAACCCCTTCCGAGGGTTGCTGTTGTAAGTCCAACAATTTCACCAGCAACATATCCACTACCTGTAGTAGATGTGATTGTTACGTCAGTGATAACGCCATCTGCATTGGCAGTAACGTTTGCAGTTGCTCCAGTTCCTTTTCCTGTTACAGAGAACAGAGGAACTGCAGATCCAGATGCTGGATATCCACTACCACCACTGAGAATCTCAACTTCACCGGTTCCTGCAATCGCAGCACCGCCAAGATTTTCTACAAATCCAGTAATACTGCTACCATCTTCTCCAATCTTAACTCCAGGAACAATGTTAGTTTGTTCTGTTGCTCCAACAGTTCCACCAACATCCAACTTCAGTTTTCTTGGCAGACCTTCAATTGGATTATTTTCAAGAGCGGTACTATTATCACCCTTGGCATCAACATCTCCATTATAGAAGGTTGCTGTTCCAGAAGAAACAAACTCTGCTTTATAAAGTTTGAATGTCAGATCTTGGAATTGTGAAGGTGTCCAAATTGTTCCGTTCTGTGATTTGAATAGAGAACCGCCAATGTATTGCTTGGTAACAACAACATTTTGAACATCGGGAAGATTTTTGGTTCTAACAGTCTTCTTACCCATTGTTGCACACCACATCTCATAACCATCAGAGTTTGGAGATAGGATAACGATTGCATATTCTTGTCCAGGTTCCAGATATACTGGGGATGGGAAGCGAATTCTAGTAGGCAGTGGTTCAAATGGATCATCATTTTCATTTGGTGCCTGACCAGGAACTACAATATCCTTTGGATTGAGTTCAACTTGTGTATAATCTTGAACAAGGAAAGATGTTGGTGTTCCAAGTTCAACAGTTCTCAATTCTACAAAGACCTTTGCTTCAGGATCCTTTCTTGCAAAGTAAAGATCGAAAGATGTTAAGAATACACCTGGACCTTCTGCTTCTGCACTAACTGTGAAAGATTGTGCAAGAGGGTCTCTGTGAGGTGCTTTTACCTGAACGCTGACTTCAGTTGGACGTGCTTGTGGTTTGGGTGGATTTCTAACAGAAACACGCTTGGTATCTTGAGTTAGAATTGTTCCACTACCACTATAGGTTCCAAGTGCTTCACTACCAAATACGGTAGAACCAGGCAGAGGAGTTACACCAGGTGGAACTGCAGTAACTTTGACAGTCTTGGTTCCCGACTTAACTCTTACTGGTGGTTGTGGTTTTGCATTTGGATCGCGGAAGAAGAAGTTTGCAAGAATATCACCCCAGTTATCAGAGATGAGATCCATATTTGTGATTACTGCAACAGCACCACTTGTCTGTCCAACAATTCTAGATCCTTTAGTAACGTAACCATAGTATTTGGGAACATTTGCAAGTGCTCTTACACCAAAGTTAACAAGTTTTGATGTAGGTGAATAACTATCTCCAGGTGCAGGGCGTGAGCGATCATATGGGTCAACAGTATATTCTTCAACAAGAACTGCAGGAGATCCTAAACCTGCACCAATATCTGGTCTTGATGTATCACCAAACTTGTGATTTGGTTTTTGAATTCTCATCACACCAATCTTCTTCCCACTAGGATCGATGATGTCTGCTGATTCAAATATCTGGAAAGTTCCAGATTGCATATCAACTTCAACGAGTTTTGGAATTACATCAACTTGCTGTGAATCCAGATAATGATAATGTTTTGTAAATGGTCTTAATCCATTTGCATTGAAGTAAACGTTTCTAGAACGCATCCAAGGATCTGCTTCACCAGATATTTTTACATCTTCAACATAATCAAACTCTCTAGATGGACCAGTAAGTTTTGGCGTATACTTGGTTGTTCTAGTAGTTGTAGTAGTAACAAGTCTTCTCTTCTTTCTTTCGCTTCTACCACCACCTTTCTTATATGTTTCAAATCTTACTTTCTTATCAACATTGACAGTAGTTTTTGCTTCTTGCTTCCACTTTGCACCAGTTGAATCGGTTCTGTGATCATTAATATAAATGGTTCTTACCCAGTTATCAGAAGCAGGATCTAAAACAACAGCACCAACGAATACAATAACGTTGAATGGATTAACATTCTCAACATTAGTTGAGTGTGGTTGACTTAGAAATTCAACTTCATTGTACTTGAGAGTTAAAAGATCTCCAGTTTTTTGAATGTTTGGATCAAGAAGTTTGAGATTCTGTGAAAGATCTGCTTTGGTTACATCAATAGCAGGATCAAGTGCCAACTCTGCTTGCATTGACCAGAGATCTACAGGAGCGATAGCAGTTGCACTATCTCTAGCAATATCAAGAGTTGAATAGCGAGGATCCATCAAAGACTTATCTCTGAAATCACTAACAATAAATCCAGACTTAAATCTATCCAGTCCATTTGCATCAGTGACTGCAAGAGTTTTTGCATTCAGTTCCAGCATTGTCAAACTGGTCAGTTCTTCAAGATTCTCAATCCTATCTTCTAGTTTACCGATATCACGCATTGTGAATCTTCTGTTATCTCTTAACAGAATTTCAGGATCATCTACAGGACTGAAAAGGTATGCTGGATATCTGATTTGTGCAATTTCCATTGCATCATCAGAAAGAACTGGCGATTGTGGAGTTTCACTTGGTGTTCCAGTGATAACTTCAACTTCACCAAATCTGTTCAGAGTTACCAAGTCAATTCTTGGGAGATAGTAGTTGTAGTTGAAGAGTGAACTTTCATCTGGTGTTGGAACATATCTGAAAGTTGACTCATATACTCTATCTTTGAATGCGAATGGAGATCTGGTTTCAGTTGCTAAATTATAAGGTGCAACTCTTGGGCGGAAATCAATAGTATCGGAAAGACGAACACCATTTGGAAGTGTAGGAATATCACTAGTATATCTGTCTGCAGAATATGAATTTACGGTAAAGATATCGCCAGCATTGTTATTAGCAACTTCAAATTTATCAAATACAATGTATAATTGCTTTGAAGGAATTGCACTACCTGGTCTTCTTACAATTCTAGAATAATCACAGAATTGATACTTATGACCAGTATCTAAACGATAGTTTGCAGTTCTATCAACATAACTTCCTTTAGTTACATCCTGAACAAGAAGATTCAGAGAGGACTCTTTAAACTTAACGATTTCTTCTTTTTGGAAACTGTTTTGATTCAGAGGTACAAAACTGATAGTGTTTGATGTTCTACTTACAACTTGAGCAACTGCTCTACTATCTTCACCAACAATTTTCTCACCTACGATAGCATTTTGATCAAGTGCAAGACCTGTAGCAAATGTCAGTTTATCGAGAACAGGTGCAGAATTGCCAGTTGACTCATATACTGCACGAACATTTACTACATCAGGAATATTCAAACTGATTTCTTCATCTTCAATTCTGGTTCCATATACCTTACTGGTTGTAAGACCTGCAATAACAGATTCGCCAGTAGTTCTAGTAATTGAAAGCGTTTGTCCTTTGATGAAATCTTTAGTCTTTGTTGTTACTGCACCTTTTTTCAGAGTAGTAATAACTGTAACATTTGCACTTTCATTTGCTTTTGAAAGACCTGTGAAACTAATACTTCCACCACCCGAAGCAAGAGTAAACTGATCATCAGTTAAAGTCTCTGTCGTACCATCAGCATAGTGAATAGAATATCTTTCAGCGTCAAATGATGTGAAGAATACGCTACTGATACCAACACCAGAACCAAGAACACCACTATCTGCAGTGCTAATCGTCATCCCATTGTTAGTAACAGTTTGACCAGTAAGTTGTCTGGTAACAATCATTGAAGCGTTGGAAACATCAACAGACTCAATAGCAAATTCTGGGAGTTCCGAATAAAGACCAGAGTTTCCTAATCCACGAATTTTTGCTACACCAAGAGAGAAGGTATATGTTCCATCATCTACAGAATTATCACAAACACCAGCAACAATAGTAGGTGCTGCAGTCAAATTCAGTTGAGTTTCATTTGTAACACTGGTAATTCTATTGAATTGTGGATCGTTATTTCCTGCCTGATAGATGATAATCGCATCTTCTCTAAATCCATTTACTGCAGTGAAGAATCTTCCACCAACCTTACCAGCATTTGAACCAGTAATTTTCAGATTGTCAGTTTTGGCAAAGTTTGTTGGAGTTCTTGGATAGAGAACAGCATCTGCCATGAAATCTTCTTGAATACCAGTTCCAATAGAACTAGAATCCTGATATACGGATTTGATATCATCTACAGTAAATTCTCTAACTGCCTTGATACCAGTTTGATATTCAATCTGCCCATTGAAAATAATTTGCTCACCTGCTTGGAATGAACCCGCAGTTTGTGTCAGACTGTATACAGCACCATTAATTTCAGAAACATATCCAGTTGCTCCACTAGAAACACCTCTAACATAAGATCCTTCAGGAACTTGTGTTGTAGTATATGTTCTGCCAGCAGTGATATTTGTATATGTCTGAACGTCAAACATATACAGATTCCACTCTGTACTTACTCCTTCGTAAGCGCCATCGCTAACCGCATAAGAATATACTCTAGCAGCACCAACTTTTGTACCTAAATCAGCATCAGAATTTCTTGTCGCAGTCAGTCTTCTGCTGTATAGACCAATGGTGTTTGCTTCTGTAGTTTGTGCTCCAGATGCAGACGCACCAATATTAATATATGGAACACCCTGAACATTATTAACTTTCATGACACTTCCCATAGCAAATGGGATATTGCCAGTCTTTGATTTTGATAATACTGTTCTTGGTTTATCTACATCAATAACTGTAGATCCAACAAGATCAATATCATAACCTTTAATATATGCAGTTCCTTCAGAAACTTTAATACCCATCTTATCGAGTGATGGGACATTTCCTTGCTCTGTCAGTTCATTTTCTCTGAACAGACCACCGTTTCCAGTTTCATCGTTGAGAAGATCTACAACATCTACAGTAAATGGAGTAACTGCATAGTTACCAGATTCTTCGAAAGTTCTCTTTGCAAAGTAATCTTTGATTACACTGTAGTTTGACTTACTTTCTAACTTCTTAATTACACCATCATCAATCTTAACCAACTCTACAAAGTTGGTATCGTCCGTATCTGTGAGTTGTTTTTTGGTAAGATTTAGAGTAATCTTTAATCTATCAGCACCAGGTGCTGCATAGTTCGTGAATCCTTTTGCATTGTCATTCAGATCTGGATCTTCATCGGAATTGACAATGGATTCAATAACATTAAATCCAACTCTAAAAGAAGGATTGTTATCATACGGATCAAGAACTACAGTTGCGTTCTGAACATCTACAAAAGTACCTCTTATAAAATAAACGCCCTCTGCAACACTTACAGCATATCCAGTGTTAACAGCATTTACTTCTACAAGAGTTAAAATAGTATCACCAGCATTGATGGTAGTGTTGCCATAAACAACATTCTCATCAAGAATCAGTGTTTCACCATTGACTAGAGTTGCACTTTCTCCATCAGTCGCACCATCTCTATACTTAACGAAGATAGTAATCTCTTCAACACCCTCTTCTGGTGGGAGAAGATATCCTTTAATTACGCCTGTAGTTCCAGATTCTTGACCTCTGATCTTTGCACCCTTACCATCATTAGCAGCAACCAAAGAGTCGAGGTAAATTGTAACATCAATGCCCAGATGATTTTGATTTACCTTTATGCTTGTATAAGCATTATCGCAAGTTACCCCACCAGGGATAACCATAGATCCTTCTTTGAAAATATGCTGACCAAAAGATTCTACCTGGTTTTGCAGCATAGACTGCAAACCTGTAAGTTCTCTTGCTTGGACTGGATATCCTGGTTTGAATAGGACTCTATAGTAATTATCGTCCTTATCAAAATCATCATAATAAGGACTTACATTGAGATTAGTCTTATTGGGCATTTTTTAGAATTCCAGTATAATTTTAATGTCTTCTTTTTGACGCGAGTTTCTAGCAACGCTAGGTCTGTTGTCCAGGTAAATTAAATCTCCTGATCCTTTATTTATTTCAGGACTTGCCATACCACTTGTGAAATTAACACCAAGATTAATTAACTTGGTTCCAGTTGGATTGGTAGTAATTCCAGCAAAATTTCTATCAATAGAAGCACTGAAGTTTGCGCTAGAAATTGGATTAGTGGATGACTCAAAAGGATATACTCTACCATTAGTAGAGATACCAACATAATCTTGCTGATCGTTAGTTGTGTTATTATAATAAAGTGATCTATCTCTAAAATACTTCAACACTTTAGTATCAGTATCATAAGAAGCAACATATCCATATGCTCTTCCTTTTCCACTATCAACTATTTGCTCAATAGTATCACCAACTTTTGGTGTTCCTGTAATTGATTCGAACTTGAATGCAAACAGTCCACTGAAGGTATCTTCATCATAAATTTGAGTTGTTCCAACTTTAGTTGGATTCTTTACAATACCTACTTGTGCAAAACTGGTATCAACTGGGAAATCTTTTGTAGAATCGTCAAATCTTGCATAGATGAGAACTTTATCAGTTCCAAGTTCGGTATAAACGTTATAACCGTGTCCCTTTGATGGTGGGATGACTGGAACTAACTTTGCAGAAGTTCCTGTGGTGCTTGAATTGATAGCACCCAAATCAACCAATGCATAGTTATAGTCCTTACCACCTGAAGTAACAACTGTATTTGTTATTTTTCCACCTTCAACATCAACACGAACTTTGCCACCTGTACCGTCACCAAGAATTGCAAACTCTTGTCCTAAACCATTTGCATAGTTAGAACCTTCTTTGTCAATATAAACCGTTTTGATTTGATTCTCATTGATTGTGGAATCTCCAGATTCTCTAACAGATCTAATCTGTGCATCTGTGGATGTTAACCAAGAGTTTGGAACAGTAATATATTCCGTTGAGTCAAACTTAATAATATCGGATGGAGAAATTGTGAAGAGATACTTCCAAATATATCCATCACCACTGTCTCCTGCTCTAGATGGTTCTAGATCAGTAAATTTTGGTTGATCCTGGGATACATTTCCCTTTGGATTCTTTCCACTAGAACCATTTTCAATGCAAATGTAGACTCTAAAGTCCTCATTCATTACATAATAGTTTGCATCATATAATCTAGATGCATTTGATAATGGTGCGGGATTTTCGATGCTATAATCATCACGATACATTTCATATCGTGTTCCTGCAGTCCATTCGATTTTCCTGACAATTCTTCTGATGTTTGCCGAGGTAATTTTTTTACCATATAGAACAACATCACCTGCGTGACTGTTGTAAGCAAAACTATCAACAGGTGCAGGGGGATTTTCATTCCAATTGTCAGATCTGCCATACCCAACTGGTGAAGTAATTGGGTTTGGTAGACTTACAGTAACGTAGTAAGAGTTGTTCGTATTTTCTACTGACTCTACAAAGTTACTGGCATTCAGTATTCTGAATTGATCAGTAATAATCGCTGACATCTTTATCGTTTTTTATGTATTTATGAGGGTTATGGATAGAAACTCATATTGTTAGTGTTTGCTTCTTTCTGGAGTGCTCCACTTCTTCTCAATCCAAAGTTACCTGTTCTGGTAATGGTTGGGAATGTCGATAATCCAGAATCAACAACTAAACCAGTAACGCCAATCGAAACTGGATTTGCTCTAGTACCAAAGTTGTACAATCTACCCCAGGAGAGATATCCAAGAGAAAGTGTTCCATCATCATCGTCGGTATCGAAACTTCCCACTGTTGCAATTCCAGCAATATTACTATTGCTATGAACATTAACAATGATCTCGCCCTTATCACCGATGTTAGTCTTGGATGCAACGATGTAAACGTTGTCAAGGAATTGAGTTCCAATACCAACAACCGAAGCGTCATTAGCATCGATTGAAGTAACACCTGTTCCAACAGTGGTCTGGTGGATAAGGATTGGATAACCTGGTTGCAAATCAGTTGCATCACCAAGATTCTTCTCACCACCAACAGTTCTATCTGCTAATGCGCGGAAGTTAATCTTCAATCCCTTGGTATTTCCATTAGTTCCTGTTGTTGCAGTAATTCCTGTAATAATTCCAGTAAATCCTTGGATATTCTGGAATGATGGGAATTCTTCAACAGTTGCTGCAGGAATTTCAATAATGGTATTAGGAGTTCCAATAGTGTATCCTAATCCAGGATTTGTGATAGTAACTGCACTTACTCTGCCATTAGTGATAGTTGCAGATGCAGTTGCTGTTGATCCAATACCAACACCAATAACTGGTGGAGCACTGAACTTAACATCTACAGGAGATGTTGTATAACCCAATCCAGGATTTGTGATATTGATAGATGAAACTGAACCATTGGAAACAGTAACACTAAATTCTGCTGCTTCGGGTTCATCAGTATCTACAAGTCTTCCTCCCATACCACCAGTTGGAATGGTGAATGAATAGTGTTGCTCTTCATATTCGAAGAACTGTGCATCATCAACAAAGATTTGAGTAGATGCGTCAGTAATATCACCAATAACCTTGGCAGTAGGAATAATTGCAGGTTCAATAGACTCTCTCTGCTTGGAAACAAAGTCTCCCTTAATGTAAAGATCGCGCTTTTGCTTGATCCATTCAAATGGCTTGAATATCTGTTCATTGATACCTCTACCTGTATAGATATCGGTTTCTGCAATATCGGAGAGAGTGTTATCAACGATAGTTCTAGAACGCTCTTGAGACTTGGTTGATGGGTGTAAAGGATGCTTGTAAACGTGAACAGCATCACCAATCTTGATGGTTTCTTCAACGTTAACGAAGGTTACGTCAACATTGTTTTGACCAACGTAGAAGAAGATATCAACCTTATCATTTACATCAGGTGCTTCAGTGAATACGAATGAAGTACCACCAGTAAACTGATATGCATATCCAGGAGTCTGAAGAACACCATTGACAAAGATCAGGAGAACAGAATCAAGATCGATTGCACCTGCCAGAGGATCTGTAGAATCAATTTCGAAACTTAACAGTTGACCCTGATAGTAAAGTGGGAAGCGAACTCTAGAACCATCTTGGAAGGTAGAAACAGAATCGAGGTAGTTCATTTCACCGAACGACCAAGAAGAGAAGAAGTCGTTGAATGTTTGAACAACTTCAAACTGTGCATCCTCCAGAGGTGCAGTCAGGTGCTTGCTAGTAACCATACCAACAGGTCTGAATACATCACCAACTTGGAATGCATAACCGTTTCTAGCGATTTCAAAAGTCTCAATACCAAACAGTGATCCAGGTGCTACAGTTCTTGTAGGAGTTGTACCAAAGTTTGGATCAACTGCCATTGTGACAATTCCAACCAGAGTGTGAATTGCAGATGCAACGTTTGCACACTGTGCTGGAGTTGTAGATGAAGTCAATCTATATTCGATTGAATTTGCAGCAGCACGAACAAAAGTATGAACGTATTGCTGACCTGATGGAGATGCACCAACATTTACTCTGAAAGTATTTGTGGTTACATTATCAATTGTAAGGAATACATTCGCTGCAGGATCTGAAGAACGTGGATAAGAATTTTCACTAACATTACCATCACTTGTACAGGTGAATGTATAAGCACCAACTGGCAGTCTTACTTGATCACCGATCTGGAAACCGTGGTTTGCAAGGGTAATAACAAAGTTCCCATTTGATGCAGTATATGTTGCATTAGTTGCAGTGAAGTAAGAAACTTCATCAATAACAGTGAGATCAAAGAACTGTGTTCTAGTTGTATGACCACCAACAGTGATGGTTTCATTTCTCATTGCCTGAACTGCCATCAGTTTTGCCTGACCAAAGGCATAGATGGTTTCATCTTCTTCACCAGAAACATGTGCTCCAGTGATATACAGATTTGCAGCATCTACAGTCTTATCATTTCCACCGTATCTCAAGTTGTAAATAACAGACTCAAGAACATCAATAATATCATCCTTACAATCTTGGGCATTTCCTGTAGGAATTGTGAATGATGGGAATTCATCCAACATTCTGCCATATGCAATATCTGCGATGAACAATTTGTTCTCATCGATCAGATTCGCAGCATCGTAGAAACGATCTCCATTTACATTCTTCTGATTAGGTCCAATAGTAAAGTTCATCAAGAGGTTCTTACCAACATCTGTGGTAGCACCAATACCTAATCTAGAAACACCTTCAACAGGAATGTTCTCATAATTTGGTTCCGGAATGATAATTTCTGGGTTGATATAACCAGATCCACCAGAAGTAACATTCAATGCTAGAGTTCCACCAGCACCAACTGTTGCTTCAATAACAGCACCTTGTCCAGCACCACCAGCAGGTCCAATATTAACAATAATATCATCATCTGTTGCTGTGAGGATTGCTGTTTGAATACCTGCAACTGGATCTGTAGATCTTGGATATACCTGCTCGGTATAGTGATAATCTTCAGAGCAAGTGAAAGTCAATGAACCAGTGTCAATTCCAACCGTATCGCTTGTTGTTAATCCGTGGTTTGGAATATTCAGGCGGAGTAATCCAGTATGTGAAGTGAATACGGCATCAACTGCAGTATGAGTACTGTTATTTGTAGAAGAATTAATACTCCCAATACCTGCTCTAACGAACTTATGCTCATATGCTTGATCGGTAACTCCGATAGAAACTGGACCTCTATATCCAGATCCTTCTGTAAGCATACGATACTGGTAAACACTACCAAGTCCAACATAATGATGGGTGATTGTACTTGTGCCAACCTGAACTCTTGCTCTCTTGGCATCAATAACTCTCTCAATTTCAAATGGTCTATTGTGATCTGGGAAGATTGTTGTTGTTACACCACTATATGCTGGAGTGCAAGTGAAGTGGAGACCAACCATCTTAACCAACTCACCAGTCTTCATATTGTGTGGCTGAGTAGTTTCAATCTCAAGAACACCAGTTGTCTTGGTGTATGCTGCAGTTGAGATACCAACTGGTCTGAAATAAGTGTTGATACCGATGACATCAACGATAGAACCGTTGGCATCAAGTTCTGCCTTATATCTTGCACCCTTCAGAGGAGCATAACCAAGACCAGGTGTGGATCCGAGAGAAACAATCAGACCGCCTCTTGGAAGTTGATTCTGGTTGATATCAAAATCTGATTTGATGAACGATCCATCAACAGAACTAATACCAGTGAATACAATACTAGTAATACCAGATTGAGTTTCAAAGTCGTAGTTATTTCCTGAATTGTTCAGAGTAGATGGTGTTTGAAATACCCCGTTGATAAACAGAATACCATTACCAGCAGCACTGTTACCAAACACTCCAGAACCAGTATTTTGTCCAGGTCCCGTGGTGTTAATGCCATTTACAGTTACGGTATAGGTTTTTCCAATTCCAGTAAATTGATCCGAAATGTCATCAAAGACCATATTCTTGGAATAATCCTGTCTCAAGAAGGTTCTTCCAGAGTAAGATGCCTTTACATATGGCAGATTTGATTCATTTCTTCTTGCTCTGGTATTACCTTTAGGTGCCTCAATAAAGTGAATATCTCCACCAACAATGTTGATTGAACCTCTATGGATTTGAACATTAGCACCATCACTGTGTGCAACTGCAGTACTACCAACAGATGCTCTAACAACGGATACAGTTGGGAAAGTGTTACCTGTTCCAGCATTGATAATTCCGTTGATAGGTCCAAGAAGTTGTCCGCCAACATTAGTACTGAGTCCAACTTCAACAACCTTCATGTACTCATCATCAATCTTCAGAAGATCTCTTGGTTGAATTGATGAAATACCCGTGATATTGAAGGTTGAGATGCCAGCACTAATTCCACCACCGTTGTATGCAAGAGTATGTCTGATAGGAGTGAATGTAATTGGTTGCTGAACAATACCATCAAGAGCAACAACAGTCTTGGAGAGTTTCTTTGTCATATCCAACTGGTGTGCATTCCCTTCACCAACATCGGTGAAAGTCATCTTGATATCATTATCTGCGTGATCTTTTCTGGATGCCAGGAAGAAAGTATTAGGAGTTTGTACGATTGGGAATACTCTAGATGGCATTCTATCGGTAACAATACCAAGATAGTTCATTGTTGCACCAATGCCCATTGCACTTGCACCAACACCAATAAAGGTTGATTTTGGTGTATAGATCAGTTCTTCGCCAGTATTGAAGAAGTGATTAGGAATTGTAAACAAACCAGTTGTGAGATCTACAGTTGTAGTATCACTTGGAGAGAATGTCTTATTATAGATCGAAATTCCTTCATGAGTAATTGGGAACTTGGTTCTATTAGCACGTTCACCATTCAAACCATCAAATGCAGAGAGGAATACTCTTTGCTTGTTTGGTCCATAATTAAGATGTCTTGGATCATTATCAAAATCACTTGCAGTATAGAATACTTCATTGTAAGAAGAAAGATCTACAGTATATCCTGCATCTGGATAGAACTTAAGAATAAAGTTAGTTCCAGAAATTTCTGATCCAAATGTACCAAGACCAGTTACATTATTAACTGGAGCAAATGGACCTGGTATTGTTGTGGTTGATTTTGTATTATTCAGTGCTGCAACCTGATGAATTGCAGAACTAGTTCCTGCAGAAACTCTTACGAGAGCATTTACTGAAGTTACATTCCCAGAATTATAGGTACCAACTACAATTGGAGTACTTCCAGAAGCAACCATAGACTCAAGTCTAACGCTTCTTTCTGATTCTGGTGGTTGATTTGATACCAAGAATCTATAAGTGCCAACTCCAACAGTTCCAAAACCTACAATGTTTGTGCGAATATCGAGAAGATCTTCTTTACCATCGAATTCGTTTCTTGCCATGAAAGAAACAATTCCAGTTGTGGAGTTGTAAGATGCAGTTACAATTCCAATTTGAGAACTACTATAAGACTGATTTTCGTTATCAAAATAATATTCGCTGATGTAAGTGTTGGTTCCATCAAAGTCTATTGCTGCTTCAATGTATTCAATCTCTTTGGTAAATCTGTTAACAATTTCAATATTTGCAAAAGCACCATTAAATGCATTTGCATCGTATTCGATAATGGTTTTCTCGGAAAGACTAGAGATTCCTGCAGTGAAGCGACCATCTACTGTCAAAGATCCAATTGAAACGGTACCAATTCCAGTTTCTCCAACAGGAATTGCATCATAAACATAAGTCTTCTTCAGAACTTTAATATCATGATCTCTATCAAATGGATCTGTTGGTGTGAAGATTAGGGTCTTTCTTCCAGTATCATCAACATTTGCTTCAAAATCACCAAGTTTTTCTTTAGTAAAGGTGGTGTACTTTTCAAGAAGATGTGAATCAAGAGAAGTTGATTGGAGAACCAATTCACTAACTTGAGATTCGAATGTATCTGGATCTACAATTTGAATTGTATATCTTACGTGGGTATCTGCAAAATCAATTTCTTCAATCTCTACAAATCCATCTTTAAAACCTCTACTAGAGAATCTATCACTAATATCATCGTGAATGAGAACTCTATTAGTTCTGCATTCGTTATAATCAGTCAGTTTTCTATTTTGAAGTTTGAGGAACTTGGATTGATTACCTCTACTATCAGAGTCTGTTACGTTATCAAAGTTATTGATTGTATCAACTCTTTTTTCATTAACAACATCAAGAATTACAACACTCTGTGTTGATCCTTCAAGATTAGCACCACCTCTAGTTTCTGATGTAATTCCAACATCAGCAAAGTTCTTAAGACCTGCTGGGTGAACAACACTGTTTACAGGATTTGAGAACTCACTCCAAGTAATAGGACTCTTAACAGAATAAGAAAGATTCTGATAGTAATCGTTATTTGGAATTCTCTGCTCATCCTCACTGATCTTACCTACATCATCTCTCCAACCAATATCTTGCTTGGATGCATAATCAACTTCAAACTTGGATCTATTCTTATCAATATTGGTTACAGTTGCAATAGTTCCACTGATTTGTCCCTTGATCTTATCTCCAACTTGAAGATCAAATCTTCCTCTAATCTTAATGTAATCATCTCTAACAAGAGTTACAAATACATCAGCATCAATAAATCCAGTTCCAGAATCTACAAAGAGTTTTTCATTTGAAACAAACTCTGCACGTTTCTGAATGACATCAACAACAGGATAATTTTGCTTATTGATCAGAGTTGCATATCCAGATTGATATGTTTTTGCAATACCTGGATTAGTTGTAACTAAATTACCAAGTTCATCTTTCAACTCAAATTCAACAACTACTGGATTAGTATTCTGATACTTGGTGATCTTGAAGAATCTATAATCATAACCTTCAGAGTTCCATCCATCTCCAGATGTACCATTAGAAAGTTCAATACCTTCAATGAAGATTTCATCGCCAACAGAGAACTGTGGTGAATTGTATCCAAGGATTGGTGTCTTCAGAGTGCAAGTTGCAATACCTGCAGCAGAAGTCTTCATTGAAACGATACCAACACCATTTGAATTATTGACAAAGATTAACTTATGTGGTTCAGATTCAAGACCAAGAAGTGGTCCAAGTTGAGTAATTTCAGATACTGCACCATTAGGAGTAAGTGCGACGAGAGAAGTTTCATCAACAACTTTTTTCTTGGTATCATTCCACAGTTTAACATTAGGAGGATTGATGTATCTTGAACCACCAGAAATGATATTAAGTTCACCAATGGTATCTAAATCATCAACAGAAACAATCGGTGATACAAATGCTTCTGGGCGGAGAGTTTTATCTGCTGGATAATCATATCCAATATCTCTCATTCTAATACTTTTGATTCTACCGATGGATGTAGAAACTGCAACAACGTTTGCATTTCGACCACTTTCTGTGGTTACATCAGTGAATTTGGGAAGTCTATTGAAGTTAAATCCTTTTGAAGTGATTTTTACTTTACCAATACTTCCGCTAATAGCATTAGAAGATCTAGTTGCATATTCTAGCTTATCAGTTTCACTCTTCTGGTAAGAAAGAACTGCTGGCAACTTATTAGGAGAAAGTTTGAATGATGCTGTAGAGATACCATAGATTTGATATTCTCCATTATACTCACTATCAACATAGTTGATTTCGGAATGATTAACAACATCAATATCAGCAGTGCTAATATATCCACCCTTCTCTAAAGCATAGAAGAGTTTGTTTGGAACACTCTTGGAGAAGTTAACAGAAAGTGATGCTGTTCCAAATCCTACACTACCAATGCCAATGACATTAAAATCTCTATCATCAGATGCACTTAAGAATTCTGTCTTAAATTCTCTTTCGCGAAAGATCTTAAGTTGATATCCTCTTAATGATTCATCGCCAAGTAAGAACTTAATATTGGAATTTCTAACAACATCAATTCTTGGATTGATTGCTGCAATAGAATGTTCAGATCCACCAATACCAGTAAGATTAATTGATACTTCTGTTTTGGGTTGTGATTCGTAGAATGTTTCTGCTAATCTAAATGAAGTTGAGTTCTCTTTGATGACAAAGTATGATCCTGTAGAAAGACCAGCAGCAACCTCATCTGTGGATGTATAATACAGTTTATCACCAGTCTCAAATCCATGATCTGGAATGGTAATAGTATTGTTTGCAATATTAATTTGAGAAGAATCAAATCCAACTGGATTGACTATCAGTTGTTTGGTATCATCAATGAACTTCAAGGTGAGAGGTGTAGTGCTTCCAATACCAACGGTGGTATTTGGAATTACACTCAATTTAACGGTATCCCCACGCTTCAATCCGTGAGAAGATCCAGTACTAACAGTTGTTACAATACGATCAACAGTTCCAGTAATGTTATCATAATTTGTTTCTAATCTATAGAGATCATTGTCAGATCCATCTGTATGGAAGTACAATCCATCAGTTGAAGTAGTTAATCCGATTTGCGTAACTAATCCAATGTGATTCTTACCTTTATTGATAACATATACTGTAGAAGTATTTGTGAAGTTATCTGGAAGGAAGAAAGTGCCAGTGCTAGTTTCAGTAGGACCAACTGTGAGAGGATCTACACCAGGTGTAGTGGTTTTGCTGAATGTAACTCTATCACCAGTTCTAAATGGGTGTGAAGGCACATAGATGCTTCTGTGTGGGATATTAACCATCTGTGTGGTAATACCCACTGTCTGCATCTTGGAAACGGCACTACCAGTTGTTAAACCGATGCCAACAGAATCTTTTGCATTGAAATATCTAACTTGATTTCTCTTCGATTTAAAACTATCAGTTGATGCCTTGATCTTAATTCTCTGATTGAGAACGTGAATCTTACTTCCAAATGTATGTGCTACACCTGGATCTGCAGTTCTATGAACTCTAATGATTCCGTTATCAAATTTGTTTAGTACAGTAACAGTTTCAATTCCTTGTTCGGAACTAATTACCATACTGCCGCCAATGGAAACTACTGCAGGTCTTGATACGTAGATATCCTCTGCAATACCACCAGGAACACTATTCCAAGTTCCAGTAGTAGCAGCAAGACCAATCGTATCTGTTCCAAAACCAACAATTTTAGATCCAGAAAGATTTAAGATCGAGGATGAAAGACCACTGATAGAGATCTTATCATCATCTTCCAGATCAAATCCAAACAGAGTATATCCAGAAACTTGATCAGCATTATCCCAAACAAAAACTACATCTTCATAACGATCCAGATCAGTTTCAATCTTATCGATGTTAGAACCAATAAGTTCTTGAACTTCTGCCTTCAATCCAGATCCAGTATTTTCAGTTTCATCAAAGTTCAGGCGTTCTCCAATTCTATACCCAGTTCCACCTTCAATAACTTCAATATCTTCAACTTCTCCTTGAGTTACAGATTTTACAACACTGATCTGTTCAAATGATTCATATGACTCATTGAAGTAATCATAATCTGCACCAGGATCATTTACTTTGTATGGGAAAGTATTACGAACAAGAGTTGATGCATTGAAATCAAAACTTTGATCTAAATTTCTATTCTCTTCAATCAGATTATTTTTGAATGTATTACCAATAAAGTATGGATATTTTGGGATTAATCTATTGGTTGTTGTACTAGTTTGAACACCTACAAAGTAAGCGTATACACCATTGGGGAAATCTGGGGTCTTACAGAATCTGCCATTGTGTCTGTCAAGATCACCAGAGTTAGTGTAGCGATAATCTTCAATAAAATATCCAGCAGAAAATCCTGCAGGTCTATCTGCAACTGCCGATGCATCAAGTTCATATCCAGATCTAATGATTACTGTAGGAGATTGTGGATCATCTGGATCTTGGGATCCATAAGGACCATAGATTGGATTTCCATCATATGCCCATCCAATGATTGGAGAGTGTGTTCCACTGGTTAAATCTTCAAATCCTTCATCTGCCAGATCTTGAGAATATCCATACATTGAGTATGAAAGACCATCTTTAGTCTCATTTTGATATACGTTTGAGAATATTTGTGTAGTATTTGTCTTTGTGATATTCCCGTAACGCTCTGCATTATTAAGTTCAAGATCTCTTACTCTGGTTGAGAAGATTGCTCCTGATCCTCTAGGTTTGACGTACAGTGAAGTTGTGTTTGGATCATATCCAATACCTTCATTCGTTACAATAACATCAGTAATCTCACCATTAACAATTACTGGACGGAATGATGCTCCAGTTCCACCATTAACATCTGTTGGAATGATTTCTGGAATAGAGAAGTATTCTGATCCTCTACCCAAAACCTGAACTTCAACGATCCTTCCATTGCTGATGATTGGATTTAATTGAGCATCTTTACCATTCTTGAGGGTAATGATTGGTTTCTTATGGAGATTTACGATGCTAGATCCATATCCAACACCACCTTCATACAGATATGATCCAGTAATTTCACCAGTAACAATAGGTGTAAACACAAATGATCCAGCAATGCTAGAACCAAAAGATACGTTAGCAGTAACTTTAATTGGTGGATACTGGAAAATATGATAACCAGATCCAACACTAGTCAGATCTACATACTTTCCTCTTGTAAGATCTGTAGTATTTGTTGATGTCTTAAGACCAAGATCAATTAATCTAAACTTATCAGCATCAATCTTGACAATAGAGTAATGATTTGCTGTGTTAAGACCACCAATGATAGTACCATCGTTGGAATATTCTACAGTCTCACCAGTCTCAAATCCGTGGTTCTTGAATGTAATGGTGTCATAGATTGTAGAGATTCCTACAGATTTAACTCTGAGTTTTCTATGCTCATATCCAGAACCTGAATCGACAACCTTGATTTTTCTAAGTGCTTTTTGTGGAAGAGTTCTGAACTTATGAATACCACTAGCAGTTGATGTAGTAGAAAGACCAATTGTATTGATGCCTGCAGAATGATCTGCAGGGGTTGGGAAGAGGCGAATAGTTGAAGAGTTGATAACTCCTGCATAATAGGTGTCACCGCTGCCTAAAATACCTGTAGAGGGTTGATTGGGGTTGAATGCAGCACCAATAGCAATAGCAGGATTTCCGTTTCTATTGTAAATGATCTCTTGACCATCTACAAAACTATGTGGGGTACGGAAAGTAATTGTTTCAGTATCAATATCAACACCACCACCAAGATCAAGACGACGACTATCAAACTCAACTTCTCTAAACTTATCACCAAGAATTGGTTCGAGTAAGCATCCAGAACCATTTCCACCAGTAAGTGTAAGAGAAACAACAGTGCTTACATCGAAATTATGTGGGTCTACAAGAACCTCTTTTACATTACCAGTGATAATTGGTTCAACTTTTGCTTGTCCACCAAAACCAGAAGCAATTTCAATTTGAGGAGGATTTGCAACATCATAATCCATTCCCGAATTAAGAATTTCAAACTGTTTGATAGGACCATAGTAAACCTTATCATCAGATTCTGGTGCGCTAATTTCAACGCCATCAATCAAAATACCAACACTTCCAGATTCTCTTTTAGAATCTTTGGTATTTTCTTTAGATTGTACTAATGGGAACTTTCTTAAGATAGTTTTTGGACCAAGAAGTCTATCCTTCTGATCAATCAAAGTAAATCTATGAACACCACCAAGAGTGTTTGAACCAAATCTTACGAACTGGGTAGTTTCTAACAGTGATTTGGATGCATAGAGATAGATCTCATTTGCAGTAACTTTCTTGACAAAGTAGTTTTGTTCAGCAACAAGACCTGAAAGTGGATTCGTTGCAGTGTAGATAACTTCATCACCATCAATAAAGTCTACTGGTGATGCAAACTTAATTGTAGAAAATGTTTTTAATACTGCACTATATCCACCAAGATTGGCATCGGTGCCATCGGGAATACTAGATTCAATAATATTGGACTCAATGTCATATGATGGGAGTGAATATGATGCAACATATCCATCGGTATTGCTATCATCATTATAAACATTCAGAACGTTCGCAGCATAAGTTGCATTGCCACGATCGATTGTTACACCATTAGAATTTACTTTCTCAATCTTCCTACGAATTCTGTATTCAGTATTTACATTTGGTGTAAATGAAGATGGTAAGTTGTTTACATCAACTTCCTGGAGTGCTGCATCAACGTTAGCAATGGTAATAGTTGCAATTACAAAATCTCCTCGGAGCAATTCGAAGGTATCACCAACCTTAAGACTTGACTTATCTGGTCTTGATTTTAACTTGAAGGTAGATCCACCAATAGAATCGATGGTGTATGATGCTGCAGTGTTGTAAATCCAAGAGTTGGAGAAAACTTCCTTATAAGTTTTATCACCAGTGATTGGATTTTCAACAATTTCACCAACATTTCTTACAGAGATCTCTTCATCTTTTTCAATCAGTGCAATATCACCAAGTGCTGTAAAGTCTGAAAGAACACCAGTGATACGAAGATCAACTCTCTTATCAGTATCTCCATCACCATAACCATAGATGGTTTCATCAACTCTGATCTCATCTGCAGTGTTGATGGTATTTGTGATACCAGTACATCCAAAGAATTGAGTGATACCCTTTGAAGTATAGGTAATGGTATTATTACCAGAAATCAGAGTGCCAGAGGGTGCAAATCCAATTGTAGAATCAACTGTAATAACGCTAGAACCCGCTGGAACGGTTTCTATTACCTTGGACCTACCTGGGATAGTAAACACACCTTCAATGAGGTCTCTGTCGTTATATCCAACGAATAGACCAAGTCTGTAGAATGTTTTATTATCTCTACTAAAGATCTCAACATCAGAAACTGATGCGCTAGTTTTATTATCTGTAGATTTAAAGATCGTTTGTCCTTCCAATGAGAAAGGATCTCCAGAAATTGATTCTGCAACGATAACTTCTCTTCTGATATAATCTGCAGAAGATGGTTTGATCAGACGAGTTTCAAGGTCTAATACCTTTGCACTTACACCATACAGAACCTTAAACAGAATTCTAATCGATTCTGCAATACCTTTCGACTGATAAAAATCTCTAGCGTGCTTGATGAAGTTTCTAACATCAAGATCATCAACAAACTTTTGATCTTCCAATCCAGGAGTAAATGTTCTCTTGAGTTTCTTATAGAACTCTTGCAGGAAGAGAACACTCAAGTTAGTAATTGTTGCTGAAGAGTCATGTGCTTCGGCAGAAGAAGTTGAGAAAACAACATTCTGTCTGTTACTATTAGAGAAGTAACTAGCAATACCTACATTATATCCAGTGATGCCACTGAAACCACGAACACAACCAGTAAAAGTTGTATCAGTTTTTCCTGTGTAAGTAATGATCTCATCACCAATCTTCAGGAGACCATAGTCATCTGGAAATCCTTTTGTGGATGAGACCGTTATTGTAGTATCTGTAGCACTGATTGTAGAGGAGAGAGTTGTCTCACCAACGACTACTTCTGGGACAAGATTATCAACCTTGATATAGTGATCAAGATTATCAACCAGATCTACATTGCCGCCCTGTTTTTCAAGAGAAGCATAGTATTGCTTGAAGAATTCAACAGCTTTTGGAAAATCTGCTACTAAAAATTCTGGAAGTTGGCTCTCAATAATTTTATTGAGTTGCACTCTCTTCTCAAAATTCGACATATTTTATTTCCTCTCTAATGATCCGTTTGAGTAACTTGAAGTATAATAGTCTCTTGTGAAAGACACGCCAGAAATATCTTCACCAGATGCAATCACATCTTTAACCATATTTATTGTGCTACTGGAAACATTAAAACTGATGTATAGATCTTTTAATCCGATAACATCATTTGATTCTGGGAATGCCTGAACCTCAATAATATCGTTATCTGCTTCAGTACTAACGATGTTTACAGTATTGAGGATGACCTCTCCCTTCTCGTAATCAACAATTCCTGCATCTTGAGAAACAACAACTCTATTGCCAGCCTCATCCATCTTAACAAGTGCGACAATACCCTTCTCAATATTAAGAGATTGTGGTCTACTCAAGAATGTTTGCGATGCTTGCTGTGCAGTATTAACTGTATTAACTCCTCTTCCAATAATTGGAGAATCAGTCAGATAAACAGTTGAAGATTCGCCAGCAATTCTAAATCCAGTTGATTTAATATTGAATCCATTAGGATTAACGTGGAACTTATTACCAAAACACAGTTCATACTGTGCAAACTGGTTCTTAAGAACCTTCATATCTCTTCTAATTCTAACTTTTGTGATATTAGAAGTAATTGCATCATCAACTCTATCAATAAGTTGAAGAATCTTACTATACTTAAATCGTCCACCGAAGCGATTCATATCAACATCATTAGCATATGTTGCTAATGCACTAGTAACATTGGTTTTCAAGTCATCAACATTCGATACTTGAGTTGTATTGTAGTAAATTGAAGAATCAATCTCAACATAAAGCAGTTTGAGATCAACAATTTTCTGATTAATACCAGCAATTGCATATTGCTTCAGTTTATTAAGAATATTTTGCTTATCAAAATCGGAAACATACGTTCCATTCTTTGGTTTGATACTAATCTGTACCGTACCAAACTTTGGTGGCGTTAATTCTTCGCCACCAACCACTGCAACAGACTCTGTGCTTGGATAGATCTGTTGAATAATTGCTTCATAGTCCCTTGCTGTCACCGCTCTGTGCTGCGCGGCGTATAATCTAGGGGCAAAGTACTTAATTGAGGAAAGACCTTCTATATCGCCCCCATTAATCGCCTTCTGAATGGTTGTAACAGGGACAGTATCTGTTGGAATGACTCTTATACTGCTTTCATCAATAAAATTGCCCTGGAAATCGAATTGTGAAGGTCCATTTCCAGATTCACCATCAGTTACAATGTAAGAAACTGTAATAATTGCGTTATTTTCTACTTTTTTACCAAAATATCCATCACCAAACAAGATTTCATACCTTTCATCTTGAATTTCTTGAATCAAGAAGATTTCAGAGGTGTTATCAAGGTTTAAAATGTTATCAACTTTGTGATATTCGATGCCAAGACCCGTATCACCAGGTCCTCTTACGTGAACAACGATGGTTGAGGCATCAATATTAGGATTATCAAGGATAAAACGTTGATCAACGGAACCTAACATAACAAATTGCCTTGTTAAGTAGGTTCCTTGGTAAATTTCTACCGGTTTTTCAGCAGATCCGAACTGTGCAAACCCATTTTTAACGGGTGCAGAGATATCTTCTGGTACGGAGAAACGATAAGAGGTATTATCAAAGTTACCAACACAAACCAAACCCGCTTTTAGGGTAATAAACTGACTTGTAGTGCTTGTTGGAACGGAAAATGTTACCTGTGCCTTTGCTGAACTACTAGATCTAGGTACATAACCGATATTTCTTGCTAGAGACACCACATTTTCCCTAACTGTCGCTGCATCCAGGAAGGATTCATTGACAACTAGGTTTGCATTGAATGCATTAATGTAAGTATTATAGGCAAGAGTATCGATCAGTACCGAAAAATTAGACCCTTCAAAGTCAAAATCCGTGAAATTTGAATTTGCACGGAGATATGACTTAATTTCAGACTTAATTTGATCGAAATCTAGGTTAGTAAATTGAGTGAAAGGCATATTTTTATCGTGTTCCCTCTAAAATGAAGGAGAAGGTTTGAGTATCCAAATCTAAACCCCTAATATCATATGCAATTTCCACTTCTAGAGTGTTATCATCAGGAAAAGGATTCACATCCACTCGAAGATTAGCAATTCTAGGTTCAAAAGCGTTAATTGTATTCTCAATTTGGTCCTTCATGCTAATAGCAAGTGGAATAGTAGCGTTTTCAAACAGAGTTTCGCGCAATGTTGACCCTAAATCTGGGTTAAATGGGCGTTCTGTAAGATTAGTTTCCACTAAATTACGAACTGATCGTGTAATGGCACGCTCATTAATGATGACTGGTAAGTCTTTTGTAATAGGATGTGGATCAAAGGAGAAACTAATATCCTTAAATGCCCTAGAGATCCTCTGCGATGCCATTATAGGGGTAGTTTTTTCTGAATTTATTTATACCTACTTCTTCAATTTCTACCATATGTTGGTTCTGTACCATATTCCCAATCATCATAATCATCATCATTTCTAATTTGAGAATGAATTTGATTTTGATGTGTAAAGTTATGCTTTACATCTTCATCTTCACTACGTTTTTGTGGTTTAGTCCAGTAATCCGTGATCAATGATGTGGTACCCCACATTTTGTACATGTAATTGGTGTCGCGATCTACAGGTGAATTACCCATTAGTGTTCTCTCGTTTGAATAAACATCGGAACTTTTTGAGGGGTTACTATCCCTAGAACTATTTACTCCTCAAGCAATTGAGGTTCATCATCTTTATCAGTATTTTTATGATCACCTGCTACTTCACGAAGCATTTTTTCGTGTTGTTTTGCAGCAAGGTTATCCAAGAAATCAGAATTAGGTTCAGTCATTGTTATACGAGCAAAAAGAAAAGGGAGGTGATTAACCTCCCGTGCGTGTTGATATTATTTACCTTGTCCGCGATACCGCTTTTTAGCATTGTTGCGAGACGTAGCGGCATACTTGGTATTTTTACCAAAACCCTGGCGAGTCTTTTTAGGTTTTGATTCAATCATCACTTGTCCAGCGAGACCGATTTTAGCGCGTGCCATTAGTTGTCCTCTGTAGTAATTTTAGTTTCAAGATCCGAGGGATTCGGAGACCCAGTGGAGTAGAAGTCCTCCGCTAGGTCCATCATTTTATCAAGATATTCCTCTTGGGTCAAGCCTTCTGCAAGTACTTTACCCTTGTAAATGATACTGTGACGTTCCATTTGCAATGGTACATCAGATAACGCGAGTTTTTTCGTGACCGACGCGGATGCGAGGATCACACCAGATCTCAAATCCTGCTTCTTTTGCATCAAGACAGAACGAGACATCCTCGCCGCACATATCCTGCACTTCACCAGACTCAAAGACCTGCATCTTGGGAGCAAACCAAGGATAAGGCATACCCTCGTGTTCAAATACTCCGTGCTTAATCAACAACCACCCGAAGCCTGCATAATCTACAGTGAACGGCTTACGACGCTTCTGAATACTATCTAAAGTTTCGTGGTTCATAACACCACCATTGTTTCGGAAATCATCTTCTTCCATCCAATGTGCAACACTGGTGGTTTGACCGTCTTCGGTACAATACCAACCACTTGCAATATCCTGGTCCATCAAAACCAACTGATAAAACTTTTCACTGTTGAATACAATATCACTATCGATCCACAACTGCCAATCATACTTTAACTTTCCATCCCAAGGTTTCTGATCAGGACCACGAAGAACATTTGCACCTAAACACTTACAACGTGCAAAGTTCACCATAGAACTATAATCCTGTGAGATCTGAATACTTGCTCCGTTCTGTACAAGATCAAAACACAGTTGTACAAAGTTCTTCAAAAATGTGTAAGAGACTCCTCTACCAGGTAAACAGAAGACTACTGTCTTACCTTTAACCATCTCTCTTGCTTTCGCATAATCCCACTCTACTTCTTTCTTCGGAGCAGGCGCTTTTGCTTTTACTGTAAATCCTTTTGCCATAATTAGGTCAATTTGAAATGTGAATGCATTCAATAGTAATTATACTATGAGAAGCAACGAATGTCCATATCAAAGTTCGGTGATTACGATAGCATCCCCATCTACTTCCATATTCACTTCTGTACCCTCATACCACCCGAACTCACTGATCACCCATTCAGGTAACGTGATCACATATTCACCGGTTACAGGATCGACCCCCACGGTGCTTAAATTTTCTCCGGGATTTTTTTGCATATCTTCGAAATCATTTTTGTTTTATCTATTACTTTTTAATATTCAACCTTTCCTTTTTTTCTGATATACCCATTTACCATTTTCTTTTATAAACGTTCCAGGTTTTCCATTTACTTTCCTTGTCGTAATACTTCCATCAGGTAATGTATTCCATGAACTCCCCTTTAATCCTTTATTCCATGGAGGTCTATTACTAGGAATTAAAACCCATTCACCATCTTTCTTGATATAATCACTAGTTGATCCACTAGTTGATCCTTTTTTTCTAATAGTTCCTTCAGGTAAACCTGTTTCCTGCATATTCTCCTTATGTGTTCCCCATCTTAGATTAGTATAATGATTACACCTATTACCCTTATCACCATGCAATATTTCAGTGTATCCTTCTGGATTAGGAATAAACGTCTCTGCTACCAATCTATGATTACATTCTTTAATCTGCTTCAACCACTTCCCATTCTCGTCCCGTAATGTAATATTAATACAATGATATTGCTTCTCTGGATACTTCGGATGACCACGTAATGCTGGTTTCAAATATATTAACCCATACTCATTAATCGACATACGCTCCCCCTTACTTAAAGGTTCCCTATAAGCATCACCATCCTCACTAATGTAATACCCAGGATACTTCGTTGTTTTTATATTACTAGGTAAATCTCTATAGGGCATAAAATTTTACTCCGGAATTTTTTAAGTCAGGGGGTTTTATAAAAGCATTTTAGCATAATTTTTTATGCTCTTCCGTAACACTTTGTAGACTGCAGGGACCCATTGAAATTCAAAACGGGGGGCACACGGGCACCGCCGCACCGGCGGGCGGGGGCGGGGCACTGCCTACCACGCACCCACACTGCTGTCAACCCACCTGTGCCACCTGCCTAACCGAACACACAGTCGGCAATGGCAGCGACTGCCAGTTCGGAATACCAAACCTCCAGTTCCCCAAGGTCCACCCGTTCACCGAACATGTGACCGTAGTCCTGGGCGAACTGCGTCAGAAAGTTCAAATCGGGGTCAGCGTTCCAGGCGAACTGAACTGCCTCACTCCAGGAGATCGTGCCGTTAGCGTCGGGTGTGGGATGGGTCATCGGTGTTCCTTTCGGTTGTGCATATCCTACCATATCCGAATCACAGTGCAAGGGCAGCGTCGATCTTATCCATGAGGCGCTCACGGGCAGCAGCACGACGGTCGGCGGCGTACTGTGCCTTAGCGCGACGCTTAACGGCATCCAGGTCATCGACCATCTTAGCGCCCAGACCACGGGCAGGGGTAAAAGTCATTCCACCGCCACTGCTACAACGCAGACCCTGTCCTTTGAGGTTAGTGTCGGTGCTGCGAGCGGTGCCGATTGCCTTTGCCATAGAGTCCGTTAGTTTGTTTGGTACCTTGATAGTATAAGGGGTCGGATGGGGGGATCAGCGTCCCCCCTATGCCACTTATGCGACTGTCACCTTAAGGGTGGGATACTGGGCGACGATCGCATCCATAGTGGCATCAGTGTAGATTTTGCCATAGGTGCGGGATCCTTTGCTGTCGTCCCGCCAACCGCCGATAACTGCCTCCCATTGAACGTGACGAACATCGGCGGCATCGTTAGGGTTAATCAGGGATCCTGTGATGCGGATGGCGTTGGAAGGGATGGTCATCGGTTTGGTGGTTTGGTTTGAACTGAGATAAGTGTAGGCGATGGAGAGGGCAGACTGTGGATCGCCTGCCCCTTTGTTAACAAACCGTCACACTCCCCAGAGGAAACGGGCGATCCGCTCCCGCTTACGCAGCGGCAGGATGCGAGTGTACTCCACCCAACGGGGACCAAGGTCGTGACGCTTGATCAGTCCCTGTGCTGCCATAACCTTAAGCAGCAGGGAGAGACCAGTGCGTGCCTCATTAGGCATCCCCAGCGCGGCGTTGATGTCGGTAGGGCGCATCCCGTTCTGCGCTTCGCATCCTGTGCCATTGTCCATCGGCAGAACCGACAGGATCGCCCACTGATAGGTGGCACCGAAGGAAGAGCGGTTGGTGATGGAAGTGAACATGTCAGGTGTGGGTTTGAACTGAAGTAATCATACCATAGATCGGGGGGATGCAACCCCCCAAATCTTAAGAAAATCAGAACTCTGTGACGCTTGGCGTGTGATCGTAGACGACGACACGGGATGCGTCAGGATTCCGCTCCCGCATCGACCGCGCCACACCATAGGCGGTCTCCTTAAGGTCTGTCCAGTGGTCAGACTCCTTGCCATCGGGCATCAAGCAAACAACCTGAAAACGGTAAGAAGACTTTAAGCGAGTGTAGGTCATGGTCGGTGGGTTGGAACTGAACTCAGTATAAGGGTGGAGGAGGGGGAATCGGTGTTCCCACTGTGCCAGTTTCCGAACTGTCCATAATCCGTCCACCCTCCCCATAGGATGCTAGACTGAAGGTAGACCCTCCGGTTGGTTGGGTTTGTGTTAATTAAAGGGGAGCAATTGCCCCCCTGTTGTTTATATCTTAATCAGAAGTTATCACAGAAAACATAACCATCTTCGATGGAATAATCATAGTAAAGTTGGTCCCACGTTGCTTCCCAATCAATGCAAACAAAGGCGGGAATGTCCAGGCAGTAGCAGTCAGAAACAATAAACTCTGCAAAATGTGCGCCTGAC